GCGCTTCTGTGCCGGCGAGAGGTGTCCGAGTTCGATGACCGGCACCTCGGTGAGTCCGAGCTTGCGGGCAGCGGCCAGACGGCCGTGGCCGGCAATGAGGCCGTGGCTACCATCCACCAGGACAGGGTTGGTCCAGCCGAATTCAACGATGCTGGCCGCGAGTTTGGCGACCTGCGCCTCAGAATGCGTGCGCGGATTGCGGGCGAACGGGATCAGCGTCTCGACCTTCCGGTATTCGATGTTCAAGGTTGGGGTCATGGAATGCAAAAACCCGCCACAGTGGGCGGGTCGTAATTTGGGTGGTAACTCGGTTCAGGTGGTAACCGGGGTGGTAACTGGTAACCCCGGTAACCTCGTTTCGCGTTCTGACGCTATCGAAATGCCGGGCTGTCGCCTCCCGCATGGCATATTTGCCAGGAAGGACCGGTCAAATTCTGGTCAATCGGTACAGTTCTTCATTCAGATCACGACCGCCCTGCATGCCGCCTTCGGCATCAATGCTGCGATCATTGAATCGAGACTACGACTCCTTGCCCGGTTCAGCAAACCTTGCTTCGATATCCATCGCCCCATGCAGGATGCGAACGATACTGAGTCCCTTTCGGTCATCGTGAAAGAAAATCACGTAGTTGCCGTGAGCGCATGACCGAATGCCATCACCCAACTCGGGGCGGGGGCGATAGGCCCGGGGCGCCGTAGTGATCTTGGTGCATTGACGTCGTAGTTCGATGACGAAGCTCAGTGCCCGGCGTGGGTTGTCGCGCGCGATGTAATCGCCGATATCTTCAAGATCACGCTCGGCAAGTGGAGAAAAGATCACTTGCATCACGCGGTCTGGTCAGCATCCATAGCCCGATACTTAGCTTCCAGTCGATCGAAAACGATGTCGGCGGGGATGCCAGGTCCACTCGCCATTCCTGACGCAATGGCTGCACGCAAGGCATCCATTTGCATTGATGCCTGAGTCTGCTGGTCCTCAAGCAGGCGTAGTGCGGCACGAACTACCTCGCTGGCGTTATTGAACCGTCCGGACTCCACCTGCTCCCGAAGAAAATGCTCGAAATGTGAGCTAAGTGCAACGCTGGTCGGCATCTTGGTTAACTCCGAAAGTTAATAATAGTTATTAAACCCTCGGGCAACCCGCCTGTCAAGGTGACGCAACTGCGCCGAACGTCCCTCCAAAGCAAAACACCTGCGGGCATGACCGGCAGGCGCTTTTTTCACATCTTGGCGAAATGGTAGTCCTTCGATGTTCACCGGTCAATACGGTTTATGCAATTAGTTTTCAAATATCCATAATGCATCGCCAGCATGCCCAGTGCTGCTACCAGAATCCCACGTGCTTCGGGCTGGGACAAGGACCGACCGTTCCATCCCTGCAGAGCTGCCCATTCCTTGAGATTCATGCCGAGACCGGCGACATGCCAGACCGCCGAGCCTCCTGGGCTACCGATCCCGCCCACGGCATCCATGGCCTCGCCGATCCGCTTACGGGCAAAGGCGACGCGCTCGGTCATGCTGTCACGCCACTGACCACCCGGGATGCGATTGAACGATGGTACGGATGGACCCGACAGTTGGGCCAGGACAAAGGTTGCGGTGAAATCCTGGCCGGCATCATGCATCTGTGACGTGATCGTGCCATTCTTCATCATCGTGCCAAGGGTATCGATCGTACGAAAGTGCTCGTTGTCGATGTGCTCGCCGCTGGCTTCCCTCGACCACTCCGCCTGACGTCCGCCGGCCAAAGGGATGACGTCACCCAGATGCAACGATTGAGGTTTGGATTTAACGGCCATTGCGCAAACCTCCAGAGTCATGGGTGCGACGGCCATAAAGACTGGATGCGATGCCCTCAAGGAATTTGCGGTCCCAACTGTCAGCCACCATTTCCGGCTTAATCACCAGCACACCTTGCTTGTGCCATGCCGCTGCGCGCATGGCGCGTAATTCATCTTCGGAGGCGGGTGAAACAGGTATCAGCCGTGCCAAGGCACAGATTGGTGTGCGCATCATATTTCTCCTTCCATGGCCCACTGCAGCAGTGCCAGTGCATCGGCTTCGTTGTCATCGTTCGGTGCATGACCAAGGGCCTTAGCCGCAGCAACCATCTCGTCCTTGGATGCGTTACCTTTGCCGGTCGCATGTTTCTTGATCGTGCCAACCGGAACACCCTGGTAGGGAATGTTGTGCTGTTCGCACCAGGCGGTCAGATGGCTCATGAAGCCGCCGTAGGCATGCGCCGCATCGACGCCAGCGTGTCGCCGAACCTCTTCGAAGAACACGGCGTTGATGTCACCGGCAGTGAGTACTTCGTTGAGCCACCGCTTGAAGCGGAGGAAGCGCATTCCGCCCCCTTCAAAGCGTTGCGGCTTGAAATGTTCGGTACCACTGGTTACGCTCCCATCCCGTTGAAGCAATGCCCATCCGGTATGGGTGCCCAGATCCAGGGCCAGAATTGATGTATTCATATCCAACTCCTTTTTGGAGTGGTGACGGATGGTGACCGATTCCACCGATACTTCCTTTACGTGTGCGCACGCACACGTGTACGGTTAATCAGCAGACTCGTCACCATCCGTCACCAAGTTAGTCATTGAGGTCGCAATAGCTGCGGCTGTAAGGCTTCGGGCGCGTTGCCAGTCCTTTGAATCCGCGCACTCCGCCATGCATACGGCTGGGCACGAACCCGCGTGTGATCAGGACCTCCGAGAATCGCTTGATTGATCCGACGTACTCGCCGGCACGCTCCGCCCATTCGCGCCAGTCGGCATAGAGATCCGAGGAGGACACTTTGGCTTCCGGGTGAAGTTCGCAGCGCTCTTCCAGCCACAGGCCAAGCGCGTCCTCGGCTTCGAAGTACTCTTCGGTGGCCGAGACCACACTGGCTGGTACTTTGATTCCTTCCCGCTGCCAGGCAAGACAGCCCTCGACCGCCCAGGCCAGGATGCCATCTCGTTCCTTGAGTAACTTCTCGGTGAGCTTTCCGTCCCGTCGCTCGGGCGGAATCGTCACCGTGAAGGGGATTAAGTGCAGTCGCCGCTTCATGGCTTCATCGACGTTGCGGATCGATGGCTTGTGGTTGCCGGCAATGATCAGCTTGAATTGCGGCAGGTATTCGAAGAAGTCCTGGCGCATGAAACGCGCTGAGACCTTATCGCCGCCCGTGATGGCTTTCACCTTGGATTCGTTCCAGCGTCGCCCCTGTTCGGTTTCGATTGACGATACAAAGCGTGCGCCACGCAGACCGGCCAGATCGGTCGGGTGCCGGTCACTGCGAGTTTCCATGAACGTATCCATGGGCGCGTTGGCTGCGTAATCCCCCAGGATCGTCGTGATCACATTGACGAATACCGACTTGCCGTTGGCACCCGTGCCATACAGGAAGAACAAGGCATGCTCGCTGGTGACGCCAGTCAGGCAATAGCCAATCACGCGTTGCAAATACCTCATTAACTCCTGGTTCCCTGCGGTAATGTCAGACAGGAATGCCAGCCATTGCGGGCAGGCTCCCTGTGGGGTTGCTGTTGTTATCTTGGTCATACGGTCCTCTCGGTTATGCGGGCGCACCTGACCGGTACGCAGATGGATAACGCCGCCTGGTGCATTGGCCAGCCAGGGGTCTCCGTCCCACTCCTCTGACGTCGATGCATGCTGGCGATCGCTACGCGCCAGGCGTTCAACGCCACTGACGGTGCTGCTTGAGGCGAGTTTTGCGGCGAGGCGATGGGAGTCAGCCTTCATGGCTGCCTCACGGCAGACATGGCGCATCAGATGCGTTACCAGCAAGGTGTCGTCCGGTTGCCATCGATTGCCCGTCCACACCAGCCACTTGCCCCAGGATGCGCAGTACCGCCAGTCCTGGGCATAGCGCCTGGTAAAGGACAGTGCCAGGGCATCATCGGTTGCCCATACGGCTTTTTCCGAATCCGGTTCTGGCTCGTCCGGCAAGGGCGGTTGCACGGTGATGCGCGGTCCCGTCGCCAGGAAGGTCGGGATATCGAAAGACTCGCCGATTGCATCGGCCGCATCCCATCCGTCAGGCTTTCCCTCCGGAGGCATGAGGATCGCGCAGGAAGCCGCACCGGCAGTTAGAGCAGCATCGGCGGCGGCCATTGCGTAATCCCAGCCGGCCTTGTCACGATCCGGCCAGATCACAACCTGCTTTCCAGTCAGCGGTGACCAATCAGTCTTGTCGATCGGCGCGTGGGCACCATGCATGGCGGTGGTGGCCACGACACCGCCATCAATCAGTGCCTGAGCACACTTCTCGCCCTCGACCAGTACCACGGCATCCACGGTCGCCATCCCTGGTTGGTTGTAGAGCGGTCGCGGATCCGGCGGTGCCATCTTCTTGCGCTTGGCGCACCAGGGTCTGAATTCCTTGCGGCGGCCGGGCGGGTCGTACCGATAGACACAACCGATGAGTTGGCCTTCTGCCGTGAAGTAGTCCCACTTGGCCGTGGCCGGGCCCAATTCGTCAATCAACGCTTCCTTCTTGTTCTTCCTTGGCGACGTGATGTTCGATCGCCCCGTAAGCTCACGGGCCAGCTTGATGACCTGTGGGAAGTCCGATTTGGCATCGATCTGGTGATGACGTGCGATCAGGTCAAAGACATCACCCCCCTCGCCAGTGGCGCGATCGGTCCAGAGGCCCGCCTTGTCACCGTTGAGCACCACCTCGAGGCTGTCGCCCGGACTGCCAAGCACGTCGCCGACGAGAAAGTTGCCTTTGCGCACCTTGCCGGCCGGATAGAGCGAGAAGAGGACACCCTCCAGCCGACTGATCAAATCCCCTCTAAGGGCGTCGCGTTCGGTGTCCTGATGCTGTGGCGTGCTGCCAGCGGTATCGTTGAAATCCATCATGCCGACGCGCTCCAGCAACGGTTGGCCCAGGAGCAGAACTTGCACTCGTAGTAGCCCGGCTCAGCAGCGATGCGTGGCAATTGCTCTCCGGCCTCGGTAGCCCGAATCACTTTCACTGCCCGGTCGGACATTCGCTGTGCCAATCCAGCATCGAACGGCACGAGTTCAGACCAGATTTCCTGGGTGTCCTTGTTGATTGCGGTAAACATCGCAGGGTTGTCCGAAATGCCTGGGATGGACGGCTCCATGTACGCCTGATAAACGGCGATCTGGCCGGCATAAACTGGCTTGGTGACTGCCACACCTTTCTTCACGGTCTCACGCCAGTTCTTGGCGTTCATGGTCTTGCACTCCCAGAGCATCGGGAACGTCAGGCCAAGTTCGGGCGGCGCATTGGCAATCACGCCGTCGAGGTGGCCCTGGATACGGCCGTCGGCAACGGAGAAACCGAACTGCTCGCCATCCTTGCGCCGCGTGTAAAGATCGAATCCGGATAGACGTAGCCAGCGAATGGCGAGATCTTCCAGTACGTGACCGACCTCGAAAATGCGCAGGGTACGGCCAGGGAACTCAGCACCCGGATCCACCGGAGCGTCGACGTACTCAAATTGAAGGGCCCGCTCGCAGGCGACTCCGAGGCGTGAGCCGCCCAGATAGCGGCGTTTTTCACGGATGGCGTTTTCCGCCTGAAGGGCGGTATCCACGAGTGCAGTCACTTTCTCGTGGAATTTGGGTTGGTGATTGAGATCGATCATCAGAAGGGAATCCTTGTGTTGGGGCCGTTGGCGGCTTGTGCCTGCGCGGCCAATCGTTGTTCGAAAAAGGCGCGCTCCCGGGCCGCCATGCGTTCGTGCTCGTCGAGCATGTGGGCCTGATAGGCGTCGACCACGACCTCGACCAGACGCAGGACTTCCTCCTTGCGGTAGTCGGCCAGTGGACGGTCCATGCCGATGGTCGAGACGTAATCACCGAGCGGGGCGAGTGCTGCGCGCATAGCAGCCAGTTCCAGATCGGAGGGGTCAATCACGGCGTCCTCCTGCACACTGGTCAGCCGTTCCATGACCTTGGAAAACGCGTTCATGCAGCGCATCGAGCAGAACACCCACCGATCCGAGTAACGCCGGGGATCGGTTCGCCGCAGTGCGGCGTTGAAGTAACCGAATCCCCGGGCTTCGCGAGCACAGACCACACATTTCACGCCGCCTCCAGATAGGTCTGGTTGGCAGCCTGAACCACGCGCTGGATGGCGTGCTTGTTGAAGCGGAAGGTCAGCAACGCGGACGCCTGGTAGCGGGTCAATCCGAAGTCAGCGCGCGTCTCGGCGGGCAAATACTTCAACTGCCCCTCGGTCGGCACCTCGGTCAGCCAGCGTCGGGTCTTGTGGGCACTGTCATCACTTTCCACTTCGTTGAGCCAGTCATTAGCCTGTGCCAGGCACACCGTGCGCTCGCCGACCCCCAGCAGCCGTACCGGGTTCTTGCCCTGTCCGCCGAGGGCATACCAGCGTCCATCGAGGAAAAATACGCCGGCCCAGGCCGTAAATCCGCTGGCCAGCAAGGCACAGTCGTCGCCGAAGAGATCGACCCACACGAAATTTGAACGCCGGAGCAGGTCGATTTCACTCATCACGAAATCTTCCAGGGGACGTTTGTGGGTATCCACGTCTTCCGAGGTGACGGCTTTTCCGCAAATCGGACATTCGCGGGATGCGAGGGGAATGATGGCTCCGCATGAAGTGCATTCCTTGGTCGGCGGTTCGCCATCGCCTTCATGCCCATCGAGATCAACCTCCTGCTCGAGACTGCCGTGCACCAGGGATGCGGTCCCG